CTTAAAGGTATTCTAGCTAAGAAAGTATTCCATATGGTAAGAATACCCCGTACTCCTGATTGTGTGAAGATTATCGTTTCTTCCACATCTCCGATCATTCGCTCTCTGTCTCGCGAAATGAACCTCTGTCGTCTTGCTTAAATGTTTCTAGCGGTGAGTAGTCACGAAAGAAGAAATATGACTTAGGTTTCTGGAGCCCAAGCTTTTCATATAATTCAGGAAATCTAGAATCATATCCAAAGATAGAGATAATCCGTGACTCAACAACATTTGAAACATCTTCAGGAAAACTACCATTCCAAAGTGCAGCACTAAGACACATATCTCCTATATCTCGAAAGGGTCGACCGTTGATCCATGTTGATCCGAGGAAGAAACAGCTGTCGATACCAGGAGGTGAATAGTGATAATCATCATCAATGTTCATACCATAAGTGCGCCGCGCTAAATTAATGAAGCGTGAAACGTTGATCTCTTCATTAGTACAGATAACGGAATCATCTCCGTGAACGATAATTTTATAGTCTTTATGACCAGTCATCGTTAAAAGATAATGCATGATGATGATTGTACAGATTGATCCAACAATGTTTGTGAATGTCGAACCCGATAGAACTCCACGCTTTCTATCATTGACCATGTCTCTGCTACAAACAATTCACGATTGTGTAAAGTAGCGCTGGATACAGTTGAATAAGTAACTGTAGATTTTATCTTCGTTTGTGATACCTAAGATTGATTTTATGATGATAAAAGCAGCGTTGACAACGTAGAAAGGGACTGTTTGATCAAACTTCTTAAAATCAAAGCAATAGGTATGGTAGCTACTCATTTTAGTAAGTCTATTACCAACTTGTTCCTGTGTAACACCAGTGATATAACTACTCCCAGAAGTAGTGATAATTGGGCCGATCGCAAGTTGAAATATGAGTTCTAAAGCATTAACTAAAACGGGAACTCCGAAAACGAACCTAAACTTGACGTCTGAATTCTTGACTTTAATAATCGTGAAAACAGCAGATGCATATGAGAAGGCTTGTCTAATTGTATTCCAACTTAGTTCACTGAGTAGGTTAACAACTGCTAATCGGTGCTTCTCTTTCCGATCTAAGAAAGGAAGTCCCGAGTTCTTACTTCATTTAATGGCTTGAAGTAATAATGATACACTAGGATAAGAAAATTTAACTTGCTCCCTAGGAGGCAAGATACAATGAACTGTCTTTCAGATAGATGAACTAAAGATTTTAGAATTAACTCTAACTTTAAAATCTGTTCGGATGAGTTTCTTCATTTCTACTTCCTTATCTTCTCTAATCTTACGACTTCGTGATAACTTGACTAACTCTTGAGCTTTAGAACTATCTTTAATAAAGCCTTTAGAAATAAATAAGTTTATCATTTCATTGTGAAGTTGGAGAGGGTAGTAACGAGAGAGAACACGTCTGTTTCTTTCTGCATCACCGTATTCGTAACCTAAATTCGAAAGTCGCGAATCTTGCTGCTGAGCTCAAACTTTAACAGCCTTATCTGCAATAGATGAAGGTGTCCGAGAATAGTTGAGGAAGCGACGCTGTGTGCATGTATAACTATGATCTACATGCGTTGTCCGAGAACGGACTTTGTAACCCGCAACTGATAGAGGAATCAGATGTGAATCGATGAAATTTGATATGTGAG